CACGGATTTTTAAAAAGAATGATGGCGGACCTGGAGTATCACTTAAGGTATGAGCTTAATGGCTATGAGTTTTGTTGGGATGAGTTTAAAGCCCGATATGAACCGAGCTATCAAGCCAAACTTGAAGAGCATAAGGAGAATTATTTCAACAAGCCTAAACCCAGGGAAGATGTCTTTTGTAAAAAGGAAAAACAATACACCACTGTTGATCATGATGAGAAAGACACAGAGAAGAATGATGTTAAGGAGCGTCAGATCGTATCTAGTCAATACTTACTCTGCAACATCATTTATGAGAAGGAGACCGAATTAGTGAAGGAATTCTTTTATCAAAGGTATGGCTATCATGTGTTGGCGCCTTCACTTGATATCAGCGAAATGGGACCGTTTTTGTATGAAACTTTTAGTGATGTCCCTAATCCACAGTATTTAGAAGCTGATGGATCTCGGTTTGATAAGTGCTGCCACCGTTTGTATGATAAGGAAATCAAAATGGCTTTGATTGGTGGAGTATCCGATTCAATATTCCCAGAACCTATAACTCATGACTACATTGAGAAAGCAATTCTGGGGGACGATATATCACGCGTTCAGTTATGTAATGACTTTAAGTATAAGGTCAAAGGTCGTCGTTCCGGAGAAGGATGCACTTATCTAGCAAATTCCATTCTAATGGCCGTTATCTGGTTGTATATATCCAAGGAAGCAAAAGTGCCGAAAGACAACTTCCGATTCACCGTCAGAGGTGATGACATGATTGCTGTAGTTTCACGTCAATACACAAAACAGATAAATGGTGTGATTAAAACTCAATTTGTTGATAAAGATCAAGCCAACGGGTTGGTTGGCTTTATCTTTAAGAAGGTGTTTCATCATGATTCAATTGAGGATGCTTCCTTCATCAGTTTAAATTTTATCGATGAAGGGTCCACATGGAGAGCTGTTAGAATTTTAGGTAGGGTGAATCAATTCACCCCGTGGTCAACGCAGCTTGATAAAGTCGCGAAGAAAGATTTTGACCAAGCCCGAAGTATGTTAACTTTTATGATGGGATGTTCCCTATTATCTTGGGCTTCAAATTTACCTATATATCGTGAGTTGGCTTTACAGCTAATATCACTTGGGAAGAAGTGTTCTCTCGATGAAGTTAGGAATTTGCGTTTAATTCGAGAAAGGGAGATGCGGGCCAAAGGTGAGTCCACTGAAACCCTTTTTCAAAAGAAAGACTCGTTCAATGCCGATAAATACCTTGAAGGTTGGGAGTGGTTGCGTCGACGATTCGATGCCACTGATGATGAGATTGCTGACTGTATTAAGCAGGTGAGGAATGTGTCCTCTATTCATCAGGTGATATATTCACCACTCTTTGACCGTATGATCTAACCCTCTTGATGATTTTGTCAGTTTGCAACTTATTGTATAGGGGATTATAAGTTAGCGAAC